ACAGTTCGGCGCATAAATCATGGATTCAGGCTGGGCAACCATTTTCGCTGCAATCATTCCAATCTTTGCAGCAGGATTTGTTTGGCTGATGAGACAATTTCACATTATGCATGTTGAAAATAAACAAGATCATGCTGGTGTTATGAACCAACTACAGCATGTTACTAAAGTGGTTGAAAAGACAAGTGATCGTTTAAATGAGCACATTGATTGGCATGTCAAGAAATGAATAAGAATATGCTCTTAAATGTTGTCCTTCGTATTCTTGCCACCTTTGCTGCATCTGGATTAGGTGTAATTGGTGCTGGAGCAATTGCTGGAGTACCTCTATGGAAAGCCTGTTTTATGGCAGGTATCGCTGGTGTTGCCTTTGTGATTGAGGGATTGTCTAGATCATTCTTAGATGATGGTAAACTTACGCTTGCAGAAATTAACGATGTTTTTAATAAAGTAGATGGAAAAGAAACAACAGTTAAGGATAAAAAATGAGTAAAGTCGCTTGGGATTACGTAGTTCCTGTAGTATTGCCGCCAAACCTTAAAGGAGTTGAACCTGGAAAATTGCCTGAATCAATGCTTGTCAAAATCGCAACAGGTGGAAAACTCCACACCCGAGCCGCAGACGCATGGAACGCAATGGTTGCAAAAGCCAAAGAAGACGGAATTGAACTCAAGCCCACTTCCTCTGGCGACCTCTATCGCACTTACGAGAGCCAACTGGCAGGCTTCAAGCAGCGCTACGTTTTGGAACCAATTGCAGGAGCAAGCACGAAGACGTTTGAAGGAAAAACCTGGTACCTGAAAAAGGGTATGGCGATGCTGGCGACACCTGGCAAGTCCATGCATAACCTCGGTTTGGCAATTGATATTGCTAATGCCTCAGAACCAAAGCGCATGAACTGGCTGATTGCCAACATCAAAGACTTTGGATTCAGTTGGGAAGTTGTTCCAGAAGAGCCTTGGCATATCCGACTTGTCACTGGTCCATTTCCAACACCTGCTGTTGTAGCATATGTGTTGGCACAAAAACCTGCTTGACATATATTTTAATGTGGGCTAGGCTTTGTGACCTAGACCAACTGAAGGTGGTTGCATGCGTGTACAAGATATTGATAGCATTATCTATTACCTGAGTAAGGTCTTTGGAGGTCAACAAGATGCTGACGAGTTGTTTAGATTGCTTGAAGTTCTAAAACACGAACGACACAAACTGGAGAAGAAGCATGTCAAAAAGTAACGAAGAAGAGACATTACTTAATCGTCTTGTACAACTTTCCAAAGTTGTTGACGCACCTTGCCCATTAGGACGAGTGCATAAAATGTTAGACACAGTAACCGCTTCAGCATTGCTTGATGCATTACAGAGTCCAGCATCCAATACAGCAATACACCAAGCCTTAATTGATGAGGGTTTCTCAATTGCTAGGGCAACAATTAATCAAAAACGTGCGTGTTTCCGAGAGGGAACTGACAGTAAGTGCCTATGTTTACCAAACAATTTGGGAGTAACTAAATGAGTAACCTACAAGAAAAACTATCAACCCTTGCTACTGAGCAAGAGTTAAAACAACGTAAGGACAAAATGCTTGGAGCAATTGCAGACATGTTAGTTGCCAAAGACATTAATCTTGATGAGATAGGTAACGTAGAAAAGGTATCTATTCGCCATGCACTATCTCCAGACAAGAATGGAGATGTTCAAACTAGGACTACTACCACCGTACAACTTTCACCTAAGTGGGAGACTGGTCCTGAATGGCCTGTTGTACAACAAGGTCCTGCTGTCAAACTACCACCTACTAAAGCAACAAGTAAAAAAACTTCAGCATTCAAGACATGTGTAATTGTTCCTGACATTCAGATTGGTTACTTTCGTGGTCGTGATGGGCAACTAGAACCAACCCATGATGAAAAGGCAATCATGATTTGTTTGAAGATGATTCAAGAACTTAAGCCTGATGTTATTGCTTGTGTTGGGGATAACTTAGATCTTCCTGAAATGGGTAAGTATGTTGTGTATCCTTCGTATGCACAAACTACTCAAGCAGCAATTGATCGTGCAACTTTCTTCTGTGCACAAATGCGAGCAATGGCTCCTGATGCAAAAATCATTTGGCTGGCAGGAAACCATGAAGAGCGTATGCCTAAGTATCTCGTAATGAATGCTGCTGCTGCGTATGGACTCCGAAAAGGAAACACCCCTGACTCTTGGCCTGTATTGTCTGTTCCATACCTTTGTCGCATGGATGAGTTTGGTGTGGAATACCGTCCAGGTTATCCAGCAGCGGATTATTGGGTCAATGAGAAACTCCGAATTATTCATGGTGATCGTGTGAAGTCGTCAGGCTCAACAGCACATGTTTACCTCAATCAAGAAAAGACAAGTGTTATCTATGGGCACATTCACAGAATTGAAACGGCGTTTAAAACACGAGAAGATTTTGATGGTCCGAGAACTATCATGGCTGCTTCTCCTGGTTGCTTGGCTCGGATTGACGGGGCTATCCCTAGCACTAGGGGTGGGGTGGATTTAGACGGACGACCCCTTATTCGTCACGAAAACTGGCAACAAGGAATGGGTGTAGTCTCCTACGAAGACAGTGGCGCACATCGGTTTAGTTATGATGTAATACCCATCTATGATGGTTGGGCGTTATATCAAGGTAAAGAATACACTTCGGAGTAAGCATGACAACTATTGTTGGGGTACAAGGGGATGGCTTTGCAGTCATCTGCGTAGACTCACGAATATCAGCAATGGACATTACAGGGTTTGCAACGCAAATAGGAACACTCAGGGAAGGCTCAAGTAAGGTAGCAATTAATGGAAAGTATTTACTCGGTGCTGCTGGCGATGTACGAGCCATCAACATTCTTCATCATGTCTTCCAACCGCCAACCCCGCCAGCGAATCTCAAGGGCAAGAAGTTGGACCAATTCTTTACGGCGAAGTTCATACCTGCACTCAGAGAGTGCTTTGATACACAGGGTTACTCCATCCCAGATAGGGACGACAAAGACCACATTGCAGAACACGGATCAACAATCCTTGTAGTTGTTAATGGTGTTATATACATTGTTGATGGTGACTACTCTTGGGCATCAGATGCCAATAGTGTCTACGTTATTGGCTCAGGATCTTCTTACGCTTTAGGAGCAATGCAGGTTCTGACGCACAATAAAAAGCAAACCGTACAACAAGCCAAGACAAATGCAATAAAAGCCCTTACTATCTCAGCAAGATTTGATCCGTATACGGGTCCACCATATCACTCATATGTACAGGAATATGAGGTAACCACCAAAACCCGTAAGCCTGTATAATCGGGTATACCTAAACTAGGAGAAAACATGAGTAATTTAAAGACAGCACATGCAGATGCAGCGTTAAAGGGAGCCATTTTGGGCCTTTTGACTTACGCAGCAAATAAGTACGATGTCTCCGTAGAGACAATTGCAATGGTTATGCCTGTAGCAACTATTGCACTTTCATTGGTTTCTACAAAGATTGGTGACAAGAACACAGCCTTGTTGCTTAACTTGGCACAAAAAGCACTTGCAGCCACGCCTGTAAAAGCACCTGTAAAAAAGACTGTTGCAAAAAAGAAGTAGTATTGATCTACTACCTCTTTGCTGAAAAGGTCTAACTGATGCCTATTGATTTTTGGTCACCGTCTTATAGGGCGGCATCTAGCGATTTAACTGTTGCAATTAGTCCTTTGGGACTAGTTGAACTTGCTGATGAAGAATTTGAAGTTCATGGACCAAGACTCAATAGGTATTCATCAGCATGGGCTTGGTATCTAGGTCACCACTGGTCTCACCGCCGTGAGATGGGTGACAGCAATGTCACGATGAATTACATCAAGACTATGTCTGATTTTATTACTAACTTTTGTTTTGGTAAGGGTATCCAGTTTAAAGTCCCTGAACAAAACCAAGCGGTTATTCCCCACCTGCTTCATGAAGTATGGGATAACCATAACAACAAACATTACCTTCTTTGGCAAATGGGACAACTTGCCTCTGTTACAGGAGACTGCTTTGTAAAGATTGCATACGATGAGCCGTACACTGATCCAACTGGTCTGACAAAGCCAGGTCGTATTCGTATTCTTCCGCTAAACCCAGCGCATTGTTTTCCTGAGTATCACCCACACGATAAAGAACGACTTCTTAGGTTCAAACTTAAGTATCGCTTTTGGGGAACATCACCAGAAGGTACTCGTCAGGTATATACCTTTACTGAGATCTTGACTGATGAATCAGTACAACAGTTTATCAACGATGAATTGATTGACCAATATGAAAACCCAATTGGTATGGTTCCTGTTGTCCACATCCCAAACATTACAATAACTTCTTCGCCTTGGGGTCAATCAGACATCTGGGATGTTATTCAATTAAACCGTGAACTCAATGAGAAGATGACTGAAATCTCAGACATTATTAACTACCACGCTGCTCCTGTAACGATTATTACTGGTGCAAAGGCTTCACAACTAGAGCGTGGTCCTAAGAAAGTTTGGGCAGGTCTTCCTAAAGACGCTAACGTGTTCAACCTTGAATCTCGTGGTGAAATGGCTGGAGCAATTGAATACGTTCAAATGATCAAGCGAGCAATGCACGAAATCACAGGTGTTCCTGAAACTGCCCTTGGTCAATTCCAACCAGTATCTAATACTTCAGGTGTTGCTTTGGCTATCCAATACCAGCCTCTCATGAACCGTTACCAAATGAAGAAGATTCACTTCACTCATGGTCTTGAAAAACTTAATGAAATTATCATTAGGACTGCCTCTATTTTTGAACCACAGATGCTTTCGTTTGATCCTTCTCAAGCGGCTCAACCTGAACCAGACATGCTTCTAGTTCTTGACCCTAATGACCCAAACACTTATAAGACAACCATTCACTGGCCTGAACCATTGCCAGTTGATGCTCTTATCAAACTTAATGAAGTGCAAGCAAAGATGGCTCTCGGCATTGAGTCCAAGCGTGGAGCGTTGGCTCTCCTTGGAGAAGAGTTTCCAAACGAGAAGATGGTTGAAATCTTTGAAGAACTACGAGATGATGCTCTTGACCAAGGTGCACTAGATATGCTTCGTGCCCAAATTGGTCAAGCAGTAATGATGGCTACAGGATTATTGCCTCAAGGCGGAGGCTTAGAAAACGTGTCCGCTGGAGGTGCTAATGTTAGTAGTGCAGGAAGTCCTCAAGGGGGCGGAGTGCTTCCAGGTGCTGGTGTCCCACCAGTAGAAATGGAACTGATGAACCAAATGACTAGCAGGGCATACGGCGCAAGATTCGCTCAACGCCGAATCCCTGATGAAGATAAATAATACGTTTATATAATTCAAGTTAATTCAGTATTTGCTAAACAACACATAGGAGAAAATTATGGCAAAGCACAGTAATGATGAAATCCTTATTCCCGTAGAGGCTGTTGAAGCCTTTAATGAAGCGGTTGAACAAGTTGCACCGCAGCAAAAAGGAAAGACTTTCACTGAAGATGAAGTTGAAAGCATCCGCAAGCAAGAAAAAGATAAACTCTACAAGCGTTTGGAAGAGGCTGAAAGTCGCTACAAAGGCATGGAAGAACAAATCTCAACACTTGCTACCGAGCGTGAAAAGGCAATTAGAGAAGCAACTGAGATTTCCCGTAAGGAAGAGGAAATCCGTCGTGCACGAGAGTTTGATGAGTTGAGTGCAAAAGAACTCCTCAAGCGCACTGAAGATGAGTTCAATGTCAAGATCAAGAACATTGATCAGGAATGGCAAACACGCTTTCAGGCTATTGAGCAAGAGCGTCATGCACAAGAAGCACTCCTTGATAAAGAGCGCCAATTGCGTGAACTTGAGACTTATCGTCAACGACGAATCCATGAAGCACAAGAGGAAATCATCCCAGAGTTGATTGACTTAGTAGCAGGCAATACCCCAGAAGAGATTGAAGCATCTGTGGAAATCCTTCGTCAGCGGAGTGCTGCTATAATCAGTAGTATCCAGCAAGCGACTCAGCCGAGTCGTGTTAAAGGTGCGGCGGTAACGTCACCATCTGTTGGGCCTATGGAAACTCAAACGGAATACCAATCGTTGAATGCGGATGACATCCGAAATATGACAATGGATCAGTATGTTAAAATGCGTGACAGGTTACTCAATTCTCGTCCTAAGGGGCGATTCTAAATAAAGTTTATATCCATTAGTTACTAAGGAGAAATTATGGCACTTCCAGGCCCACAAGGTGGAGCGATTACAGGAGCAAATCTTGCGTCAATCACGACGACAGGCTACTCAAGTGATGCAACACTTTCACCAGCAATTCAGCAAATTTGGTCAAAAGAGATTTTGTTCCAAGCAATGCCAGTACTTCGTTTTGAGCAGTTCGCTGTTAAGAAAACGGAACTCGGTGTTCAACCAGGTTTGACAATCAACTTCATGCGTTACAGCAATATTGCAACGGATGAATCCACAGGCGCAACCTTGACTGAAGGTGTTCGCATGGAGCCAACCTCCTTGTCAGCATCACAGATTCAAATCACGGTTGGCGAACAAGGCAAGGCTCTTGCTGTCACCGAACTGTTGCTCAACGCATCGTTTGATGATGTCATGGCATCGTCAAGTCGTTTGCTTGGTCGTCACATGGCACAGTCTATGGACATTCAGGCTCGCAACACCCTTTACACAAACGCAGTTCCTTTCGCAGGTGGTTCAGCAGTTCCTCCAGCAGTAGTCTTTGGTCGC